ATCCCGACAATGATTTGACTGGACCTGAAAAGGTTGATTTTGCCATAATTTCCTCCTAAGGAAATAAGTTCTACCGTCTTGGCTTGTCTGCTAGGTCAGTCTGTAGAACAAGTTAATAAATCCTAGAATTAAATGATATACCTTATTATAGAAAAAAGAAAGGGAGCCGAAGCTCCCTTATTAAATTCGAAGAACGAATTATGCTCCTGGGGAACCATAAATTCCACGCCAGTCACTGAAGCCAAAAGAGTATCTCTCTCTAGCTTTGTATCTAACGTTACCAGTTTCAAAATCACCTTCCATGCCTGTTGACATAGGAGATCTAACGAAGTGTTTTAACCCGTTAGGTGCATCTGTTTTGATAAAGAATGCATCTGTGTCAGTCAAGTAATGATTAACAGTATATCCATCAGGGAGCATTCCCATATTTTTCAATGCGTTAATATCATTATCAGAAGTACCAACTCTACCTGGAGTTTTTAACACTCTCTCAGCTACAAATTGTAGTTGAGGTGGTATAATTAGTTTTCTTGCTTGAACATTCACTTTAATGCCTCTTTCATCAACAAACTGTGATATATCGATCATCGCGTTTTCTAATGAAGTTTCATTAAGATCAGCTGCTGTGCTAGGCTCATTTGATTGATCTCCACCTGATAAGGTAGGGTGATCAGTTGTCATGAGTGGTTTGCCGTCGCCTCCTGGGAAGGAAGTTGAGAAACCGTTATTTAGTACGTTTGCTGCTTTCACTTGCTTAGTAGTAGCCATTGACCTAGCTAAAGCTTTTGTGTATCTTGAAGATAAGCTGTCATAAAGGTTGTCCTCTATTGCTTCTTCAGTCAACGCAAATGCTAAAGCTACAGTTTCGTGGCTGTACCTTGCTGTGAAAGTTTCTTGTGCTGTATCGTAAGTCACGGATGCGCCTTCGCCTTTAACTGGGGCTTGACCGAAACCTGATAACATCACTTCTTCCTCAAACGCTCTGTCTGAATTCTCTGTATCAAAGATTTCAGTATGTTCGTTTTCGTATCTGTCGTACTCAAGACCAAAAAGTGCATTTAGTCCTGGTTCGAGTTCTTTTACTAGTTGAGCTCTATTAATTGCCATTGTATATCACCTTTTAGCTATTGCCGAACGCGGAAGCTGGGAACGTTACATAAACTCTAGCGTGTTGTCCAATAGAATTGTTTGGTTTCTGTGGGAAACCTACTACTGTCGCAATACCGCTAGAAGTTGTAGTTGTTACACCTTCTTTTGATCGACCTGTTGAAGTATTACCTGCGGTAGTACTAATGGTATTTGTAGTGCCGATAGATGCTTGAGTAGGAGTCCCAGTAGACTGAGCCTCATAAACAATATCTGGATCAACATAAACAAATGCCTTAGCATTCGCAGAACCTAAAGTCGCAACATCTGCAGTCCACATGTTCGAAAACACTACTGAACCATCTGTTGCTTGGTATTCTACACCGTAAAATACGCCAAGTGGGGTACCTGTTGCAGTACCTTGGATAACCAGACCACTAGAAAGATTAACAACATCACCTGAGAAGATTGATGCGTTAGTTCCGCTTGCTATTGCAAACTCTGAAGGTCGGATTACGCCACCTGACATATGATAAGCTGGTGTGAATCCATCTGGGGCGTTTGTATTTGCCATTTTAATTCACCTTTATAAAATAAATTTTATTAAACCCTTAACATAAGTTAAGAGCCACCTTTACCAAATGTAACCTTGGATGATCTATTAGGAGCACTAATAGGCATCACTTGATTACTTTCTCTCATAAGATCATTATCAACTGCTTGAATTTGTTGGTCAGCAACATTTTGATAGTATGCTCTCCTTTCTTCAACAGTCTCCTTGGGTATCTTAGCGAGAATTAAGCCACCAACTCCTATAACACCAGCGTGTTTACCATCATCAATACTAGGAGCTTCAAAATCTGGGTAGTCTTCTGCTCTAACAGGTTCCCAACCTTCACGAATACGTTTTGACATATTCGCTGGATCGTTCTGACCTATCATTGATTCTCGTATCCATCTGTGTACATAGCCCTGCGGTGGGGGAGGTGCGTCTAATAAAGACGGGGGTTGCCAAGGTTTGCGACGAGAAACTTTGTCTCGACTTTCAGCAGATCGTGGACTACGATCTGTATTAGTAGTTTTAATTTCATCTACCATTTTAGTCCTCCTTTATATGCTTAGCATATTCTTCTAGTGGCACACCTAATCTTTTCGCTATCGCTACTTGACTCGGTGTGAGTTTTATAGTTCTACGTGATCGAGCTCGAGTAGTTCCAACACCTTTGCTAGAACCAGCTACATTCTCTTTCACTTCTTTTTGAGTATTCCCTAATTTATGAGGGAACGACTCAGCAAGTCTTTTGTCTACTTCCTTATAATAATCATCGGAAGTAGGATCATAACCTTCTCCTTCTGTGAGCTGTCTATGGAACGCAAATGCTGCAGTTGTCATAGCTAGGTCATCACCAAACCACTTATTCCTATCTGCCCAAGCTTTTGCTTTTGGGTCAGGCTTTATAGCCTCAGCAGGTTGTTGTCTGTAGTTTTGAGCTACCTGTTGCTCTACTTGAGGAACTTCTACTTCTTTAGGTTCAGCTTCTGGTCTTACCCTTTTTAAGCTTTCTTCCTCTACTGCTAACTTGGCTAAATCTTTTTGAGCTTCCATTAAAGCATCTGTATCACCTGATTCATATGCTTTCTTATAGCTCTCTTGTGCCGAGTTTAACTGAGAAGTAACTCTAGTACTATATTCATCATATAGGTTCTTATCTGTTTTTGAAAGTTTATTTTTAGTTTTATTTAATTCATCTTGAACAGATTGGGCATAGTCAATTGCTGCCTGCTCTCTTCTTTCTGATTCCCTGACCTTATATGTCAGTTTATTGATACGTTTTTTAACGCCTTCACTGTAGTCTTCAATCTCGTTTTCTTGTTCTGATTTTTTAGACTCTGGTTCTTTTTCTTCTATTAATTCAGATTCTTCAGTTTCACTTTCAGGAAGTTCTACTTCAGTACCCTCATCTTCTTCTATTGATTGCATAGCTTCTTCTGCCATGTTATTCTCCTTATGTGCGTAATAAAATTAAGCTGATTGTATGTCTTCGGGATCCGAGACAACAGCTAAAATTTCATCATCGTTTAATAAACGCAGTTCGCCACCCTCAATTTTGAGTCTAGCTCCTGCATACCTGCCAAATATCACCCAGTCACGTTCTTGACACCATGCCCCTTCAGGAAATTTATTCCCGTCACGGTAAGCGTCTGGACCAAGTGCTACAACAAACCCAACATTAGTACCAATACGTTCTTTTTCTAATACTGAGTCTGATAAATAAATACCACCTTTTGTTTTCTGTTTAGGACTAAAAGGTAATATCAAAATTCTGTAACCCGTAGGTTTAGGAAGTTTAGATTTTAATTCTTCATCTTCATGTACACTTTCAGGAGTTACAGTTTCTAACTTTTCCTCTTGTTGTGTAAATCTTTCGACGTTATTCGGAATTGGTTCTCCGCCTGAACCAAAGGCTTCTATGTTTTTTGACATTATTCGTCATTATCCTTGTGCAAGTCTTTTATAAGTGAGAGAGTAAACGACAGACTTGATATTTCGCCTACTATCTTGTTGTAACTTTCAAAGTTTTGTATTCCGCCACTTGCGAGAGTTTCTTTTAATTGCTCTCGTCGTTCTAATATTTGTTTACGTAATTTATCTACCATTTCTATTATTTCTTTTTTGACTTAGCTCCAGAACACTTCCATCTTTTCCTGGATAAGTTATTAGGTGTGTTAGGGTCGTTCTTTTTCTTTTTAGATAATCTTTTCTTTATACCTAAACTTCTCGCACAATACGAATCACCTTTAGAAGTACCTGGCTTAACTCTTGGTCCGCCACCTTTAGCTTTTCCTGCTTGACCGTAACTAACTCTTTTACCAGACTTAGTTACCTTAACTCTCGCTTTTCCTTTTCTTGGTCCTGCTTTAGCCATGGTTTTGTGATCTTCTGCGATTAGCATTACCTGCTAACACTTCACCACCTTTATGCATCATTTTAAAATCACTCCCTGATAATTTACCGTCTTTGTTTTTATCTAATTTTTTCTGACCACCGTGAAGTTCGCCACCGTGAGACATCTTAACACAATTATCGACACGTTTTCCACCTTTCATCTTTGTACCCATTTGTTTGTATCCTTTCCAGCAAGCTTTGCCATCAAGTCCTTTTTTCTTTTTAGTCATTATTTATTAAATCCTTTGCCTTGAGTTGCTGCTCCGCAACCTCTAGCCATTCCTGTTTTCTTAGCAGCTTTACCACCATTCATCATAGTAGCTCTAGGTTCACCACCTTTTGTCATCTTTTTCTTTTCACCACCACGGTTCATTTTTTGCATACCTCTATTAGTTCCTGGCATTATGGTCTCCTTAAATTTTGTTTGGTGTTAGTCATTGACCCACCTTTTGTTTTCTTTTGCATTGATGAGTCTTTCATTATGGACCCATCTGGCATTTTATGATACCCTTTAGGTACTTCTCCACCTTGTTTCATTCTTCTGCGATTTGCGTTTCCGCCCATCATTTCCTCAAAGTTAGCTTTATTTAACATTATATTCCTTTTGTTTTGTTGTCCGAATCTCTAACGTCTTTTAGTATATCACGATAATCTTTACGCATTTCACCTTTTTCTTTCATAAGAGAATCTTCCCTTTGTTGGGCTATTTTCATTTCTGCTATCGCTTCTGTTGACTGTATTTTAGCAGCATCTATTTGTGCTTTAGCTTGATCGCTTTGTGCCTTTTGTTGTATCTCAGCTTGTTTGAGTTGCACTAAAGGTTGAACTTGTGCTTGCTGTGCTTTTAACTGTTCTGCTTCTGCTAAAGCTTGCATTTGACCAGTCACTTGTTGAGTAGCCTGTGCTGCTTGAGTTGCTATCTGATTCATTATTTCTGGTGGCATTTCGCCTTCACCCATTTCTGGTAGAGGTGAACCCATAGCTTGTTCTATCTGCTGCTTATACTTCATAGCTTGATGTTCTTGTATATTAGCTTGAATAGTAGTTTGAGCAGTTTTATTTTGCTGGACCATAGGATTTTGTAAAAAACTTTGATGACTAGTAATATATGCGTCGTGGTTTTGGAATATATAAGCTTGTATAGGTTGTCCTGTTAATGCTGCTTGTTGCTCTGTAATCGGGTCTCTAGCTGGTACGTCTGCTTGAGGAGGCAATAAACCGTCTATATTCTTAACTTCTAGTGCTTCGTACATACGTTTGTATGCTTCACGTAAATCATGTAATTCTGGTGCTGCACGAGCCATTTCAAGCTCTTGTTGGGCTAACATCACCCTTTGTGCCATACTAAAGATATTTGGGTCACTTACTGGTATAATATCAATTTTATCGTCAAAATCACTTGATTTTATCTCCCTAGAAGCTCCTGGAACGTCATATGGGTAAACAGGGGGTAAACTTTTAGAAAATATGCCTGCTAGAAGCCTAAACTCCTTTTTCTGTGCATAATGCATACGTTTATGTATAGCACTCATTACTTTTGTACCACGTTCTAACATAGCTACTGTGGTGCCTACTGGGAGCTGTTGAGAGCCAATATCACCTACATTCATGTCCGCAATTGAAGCAAAACGTCTTCCAGAGTCAATAATTGTGCCTAATAACTGACTTAATACGTTACTTGGCTCTTTATACGGTAAAGGCATCAATGCATCACGAATTACACCACCTGGAACGTCAACATCTCTAAATTCTCCTGGTCTAAGTGGTTCATCCTCACCTTGTATTCTCATTCCACGTGCTTTAAAGCCTGCTGGTAGGTTACTTAACGTACCTGCGTCTACTAATTGACGTAAAATTGATGTTGCAGACTTAGTAAGCCCTCCAATCATGTGAATTAGCCCAAAACCGTAAAAACCAAGTCCTGGTAGGAACTTATAATGTACAAAATACTCTTTTTTCCTAAATAATTCGTCTTCTTCGCTCCAATTACGTCTTATTGACAGTATTTCGGTTTTTTCTTCTAAAATTGTTACTACATAAGGCACTGCAAAACCATAATCGTCCTCTTCACCTAGCTCCAAATTGACATGCATCTCTAAAACTGAGTATTCATCATAGTCTGTCATTGAAGGCGATAGACCTTGTAGCTCATCAATCTTTTCTTTTGCTTCGTTATAGTCTAAATCAGCGTCTGCTTCACCTATTTCAGTTTCACGGTATGTACCATTCATCTGTAGTTTCTTTAAATCGTTGCCTGTTAGTGTCATAGCGTGTGTAAAACGTGGGCTAGTCTCTAAATCTGTTGTTTCGTAAGCTACTACTAAGTCTTCTGCTTTTACTAAACGGCTGGTTGCTCTACCTAGTAAGTTGTCGTAATAAACTTTTTTGAATGCACTACCAGCTAATGGTAGATAAAATAGTAGGCTGTCCATTTCGGGGTCGTACTCTTTCATGACCTCAGTAATTTCATAGTTCATGAATTCTTTAACACGTTGGCTCTGTGCCATTATCTCTGGAGTTTCTGCACCCATAGCCCTAGTCTTGACTGGACCTCCTGGTGGCAATAACTCCTTATAGGATTGTGCTTGAAATTGTGTAGCTGCTTCTGCTAGTAATGGATGATGAACACCCGTTGCTCCTGGGAATGGTTCTTCTCTTTCAGAAGTTTTTATTCCTAATAAATCTAAACCCTTAGTAAAAGTTTCCAGCCAATCTTTACGTGAATCTTTATCAGAATCGTAAGCTTCTAAAAGCTCACTGGCTAACGTGGATAAATCTGATGAGTCAATTGTTTCAGCAAGATTAGATTGGTGGTCTGTTATTGTTTCACCTTCTTGACCAAATAGTGGGGTAACGTTTCCCTCACCGTCAAGTTCAAATGAAGACATCATGTCACCTTGAATATCCATTTCTTCTGGGAGTTGAACTTCAGTTGGTAATCCCTGCATACTAGGGTCGGCAGCCAATTGTTGCATTATTTCGATGTCAATGCTTCCGTCTTGATCCATGTTTAAAGGTGATTTATCTATAGCCATAATTAATAATAACTTATTTTACGTTTGTAGTATAGTTCGTCTTCTTCCCAATCACTAGGTAGTTTAACAAAACCACCTTGTCTAAATCTCAACATAGCTTGAGTAGTAGAATCTACTAAGTCATCATGATCACCAGCAGGAAATACTGCACACTCTTCTACTACCTCGTTCGCCCATTTAGTATCAGGTGCCCATACCATACCTGATTCAAATAATGGAGTACTTGCGTTCACTCTAGCTACCTTATCATTTCCTTTAGAAGGAGTAAAGTTTTGTACGGGGATACCTATGTTCCGTAATTCTTGTGTTAAAGGTATACCACTAGCTTTACCTTCTATAATAACTATGTCAGGGCTCCATTCGTTATACTGTTCTAGAGCTACACCTTTTAGTTCAGGGAAAGAGTACTTACCTTTAATAGCATCGAGTAGAATAATGTGTGCAGTTCTCCCGTCGTATATATCACCACCTATTGTGCCTTCTGGGTAGAACACTCCCCATGTAGTTATAGCTGAGTAATCCGCACTTGAACTTTTTAAAAACGCTGTGTCGTAACTTTGTATTAAATAATCACATGTAGGTGGTTTTTCTTTTTCCCATTTTTTCCACCACTCACGCCTTATAAGTGCACCTTCTTCACTGGTTGGATTCTGCATGTACTGGGCGTGCCATTTTGGTCCGCCACGTAAACTAGCTTTTACGCCTTCAAGTTCTTCTATCTTCCAGTATTCTGGCCATAGTGGGTTACCACTCGGCAGTATCGCTGGTAGTTCTATAACTTCCCATTGATCAGCTTTTGGGTCACGTGCTGCATCTTTTAATAGTTTACCCGTTAGATCGTTAATGTTCCAACGCGTCATAACTATAACAATAGCCCCTCCTGGCTGTAGCCTCTGTCTTGGTCCTGAGGTATACCAGTCGTAAGTATCTTCCATAGATTTTGGGTTCATTGCGTCTTGTTCACTATGGGGGTCGTCGATTATAAATAAGTCCGCACCTCTACCTGCTAATGCACCACCGACCCCCGCAGCATAATACTCACCCTTTAGTTTAGGGTTGCTTTTCATTTGAGTTTCCCACTTACCTGCTGCTTTTGAGTCTGGGTTAATTAATACGTCAGGGAATATCTTTTCATAGTCTTCAGTTAGCATTAAATCTCTAATCTTACGACCAAACTTAACTGCTAAATCTGCGGTGTGGGTTGCTTGTAGTATTTTTAAAGCTGGGTTACGACCTACTAAATATGCGGGGAAGTAATGACTAGCGAACTCACTTTTAGTATGACGCGGAGGCATATTGATAATGAGGCGTTTTATTTTACCTGTGGCTATACGGTCAAAGGCGTCTGCCATTTTTTTATGGTGAGCTCCGCCAATAAACGATGGCCATTGGTCTATAACAAAGTCCATAAAGCCACTTTGACAGCGTTCCACTTTTTCTATTTGTTCTAACCTTTCGGCTAGTTCTAGATGTTCTTTTAGTACCGACTCGGGTAAGTCTTTTAAATTAGAGGTCATACTTTAACGGCATTAAACTAGCTACTCCACCATGGTTCATTCTGAATGTTTTAAAAGCTTCTTTTAGTTCTGGGGTTAGTTCTATTTTTAAAAACTCTTGATCGTAACCGTCAATGTATTCTGTAGCATTTAACTTAACACCGTAATCTTGTTCCGTTTGTTTCATAGCTTTTTTAAGGAAGTCATTATAACTCTTAGCTCGGTTTATACTTTCTTTGTCTGGTTCGGCGAATAATATAGTATCCATTGTATTATCCTCATTTAATTTTTGAATATTTATTAATTTACCTTTAGTGTCATAGTTAAATTTTATACTCTTATTATTTTTATACTTTTTTTCAAAAAAGGGTATCATTTTAGGTGGTATTACCTCTAAATTACCAGAAGGCGGAGCTAATGACCTAGCACCGTTGGGTATTAAAACGAAAGGAGAATCACTTTTAGCACCAGTTTGTAATAATATTTTTACATTGTCGGTAAACCAGTCTGCGCTCCTCGGTAGGTTTTTAGAGTCTGTCGCTGTTCCTAAATACTTAGCAAAATCAGGCATGTAGTTTGAAACTAAACGTTCTGCTCTTTGGTTATATGCTTCTGCTGCTTCTGGAACATAGGGCTGCATATCTGGGTTTTCGAAATTTCTCATATTTACAGTTACAAAATTAGTATTAGCAATAGCATCTTGTTGTTCAGTTTCAAATTTTTTAGCAATTTCATCAAACTCTTTATTAAAATTATCTAATTCACCAGTTTCTTTTAAAAAATTATGAAAATCTACTGTATCTTCACTAATTTCTAGTGCATCGCCCGCAGTGTATTTTCCTTTTTGTATGTCCTCAAAAGGTATTTCAGGTTCATCTCCAATTTTAGAGACTATGTGTTCGACATGCATTCTACCGCCGTATTCATCTTCTCGCCCTACAGAAGCTGCTAATTTACTTTGATCTCTTGTGAGTTTATATGTGTCACTTTGAATCTCTTGTCCTACTAATACATTGTCTTGTCCATCTATAGTTTCAAAGGTGTATCTTTGGTGCATATAGTTGTTATCTTTTAAGCCTTTTTCACTACCTCCTAATTTAGTACCTATTGCTAAGTCATTGTGTTGTTGATTTTTAAAACTTATTTTTTCCGATCCTGGTTTACCGTAAAGTTGACCGTCATCAAACATATTAAACTTACGTTCACCGTAAGCCTGGCTCATTTTTTCTGCTGATTCATTAATACTTGTAATAGGGCTGTCTAAATCATAAACAGGTCTTTTAGTAGTGTACCTTGCGTAAGGTGAATTTTGTGCTGCATCATCCATGGTTGAATTTAACCCGTAATAAGCATGAGTTTCTTGTATTTTAGGTGCGTTTTTTTGTAATTCTAGCATAACTTGAGCAGGAGTAGCGTTACCTCTAGCTACAAACTCTTTAGATAAAAAATCTTTTATTTGTCTGTCTACATTTTGGTTTACGTTGCCTTTACCTGTTACCCCATAACGTCTCATGCCTTGGAGTATGTTTTCTATAGGGAACACTTTATTAGGTTTTTTATAAAGGTTTGATTCAGCTAAAGCTATTTGACTCATCATCTGTGTGTCATTGTCGCCGTACCTTAAAGGCATTAAGTTAGCAGAACTGCGATAAGGAGCTTCACTTTGGCTACCAGTTCTCCAACCTTCGACATCTTTTATTTCTCTAGGGCGGTCGGCGGTGTGCAGTACTTTGTGTTCTAAGATTTTAGGGCTAGGGGGTGGTGGAGGTGGTGGTAGTTGTAATGGGGCAGGGTATGTTTTTAGTTTAGTTCTTACAGGAGAAGCTAATTTACCTGCTGCGGGTAAACCTACTGATGCGGCAGATATAAGATTACCTAAAAAAGGTCTACCTTCTTCAGCCATCTTTTCACCTTCTAGGTAACCTAGCACGTTCCCTGGTCCAGGGATGTAAGAAGCTACATTCGCTAAGTCTTGACCAGTATGCATAGCAGAACGTTCAGTGTCAAAAGCGAAAGGGAAGTTATATAAACCCTTACCTATAAGGTCTCCGAATTTTTCTGTAGGTCCACGTTCTAAAGGGTAAGCAAATTGTTCCGCGCCATAAGCAGGGTCGGTAGTAGAACTCAAGCGTTCAAGCATATCTTTATACTTCATGCGTTCTAGCATTTCAGCGTAACCTAAAGGTAGAAATTTATTTTCCATTTAACTTCATTTTATACTCTTTACGTGCTTTTTGTAAAGTTTCTTTGTTCTGCATAATAATACTAGGGACAGGGGTCGAGTAATGTTCGTCGTCGGGATGTGACCAAAACCACTGGGCGTCAGGTCTATCGTCGTTTAGATCTTGGACTATGGCGATAAGGGCATCGCGATTGGTCGTAGGATGACACTTGAACAAAACTGCGTCGTAATTGTGTAACGTTTCATAGTAGACGGATAATAGGGCAGGGTTATAATCGTACACGAGTAACCGATCTTGGTCGTAGGACTCTATAGAATGTGGGCATACGGGTTTTATGTGTTCAAAGTATTCTCTCAATTTGCAAAAAATTTTAGTGAGGAGTCCCTAATTCTAGCTTATTAAGTCAAAAAGTGAAAGTCATGGCTTATGGCTCTTTAAATGTAAGCTACGGTCAAACTCACACAAGCTGTGTAATAAGGGGGGTGGGGGGTGTTTTTTGACGACTTAGTCTGGTGGTCTGGTGCGTCGGCTCTGCCGATGTGTGCCCCGCAGGGAACATTTTTCTGGTTCGTCCAAGTTCTAGTGGGTCTGTGTCGCCGTCAGGCGTGCTGTGTGCCCCGCAGGGAACATTTTCCTGGGCGTCAGCCCACAATTTATGTATAGTTTTTATATATAAATTGTATATACTTTAGTTAAATTAAGTTACTAAATTACTTTACTTTACTGGCTAGTGGTATATAATAGGTATATATTAAGTTAATAAGCCCTACTTAATATACTAACTAACTAAGGGCTGTAGGTAATTATTATGTCAAATACTAATACTAAAAAGGTTGCTACTACTAGCGTTACTACTAACGTTAATACTAGTGTGTCTGTCAACGCTAAACTAACTTACGTTACTAAAGGGGGTGCTGCTCATAATATCAATAGGGCTTCAGCCGTTGGGGGTATGTCATATACTAACGCTTTAGTTACGTATAAAACGTTGGGTTACGGTAAGGTAGATTTAAACTACGATATTAAAGGGGGTAGGCTAACGCTAGGTTAATACCTAGTTACTAAACGGGGCGTAAGCCCCCTTTAGTATAATAATAAGTATAAACAAAAAGGAGTAAATATGAATAAGTATAAAAGAGAAAGATGGTTAAGAAGGAATGAAGAAGGATTAGCAATATTATTTGCTAGTGGAGTTCTTTTATTGTTTCTAGCATTAATAATGAAGGGGGTGGCGTAAGCCCCTTTTTTATTGCCTAAGAAACAACAACGATCATGATCGTGATCGTGATCATGATGTAGTATGTGTTGTCTTTGTGTCTTTGTCTTTGTGTGTCGCCGATAGGCGACGATCTGTGTGCCCCGCAGGGAACTTTATGTATAGTTTTTATATATAAATTATATATACTTCTTATTAGATAATACTTTACTTTACTAACCATGGGCTATATAATAGGGGTACTGGGTAGGTAATTAAGGCTACTACTTAGTATAACTAATCAGCCTTTAAGGTAAATATTATGACTAATGTTAAAACTAAAAAATCCGCTTCTGCGGTAGTCGCTACTAACGTGGCTCCTCAAACTCTTGTGTATGTCTCTGGTAAAGCTAGGGCTGAACACAATATCAAGCGTGCTAAGGCTGTTAATGGGTTAACCCCAGAAAAAGCCCTTGCTCATTATGCTACTATATATCCTAAAGGTGCTCAAACTCACCTTAACTATGATATTTCTAAAGGTAGCTTGGCGCTCAAGTAATTAGCCCAAGGTCGGGGGGCGTTAGCCCCCCATTTTTTGTGCCTAAATAAGAGATCACGATCATGATCTAGAACATCACGATCATGATCCATGGTTCTTTGTCTTTAGCATCACGATCATGATCTGTGGGCTATTGATCGTATTGGCTGATGGTGCGTTTTCTTTGGTGTTTGTGTCTTCGACCATGGTTCTTGGTCAATATAATAAAGCTGTAGGTTTTTTGTTCTTGTGTCTTAGCTCATGGTTTCTTAGTTCTTACTATATAGGGATCAGTGGAGAGGTCTATTACTTCGTTAAATACCTGTACATGCTGTGTCTTCACTAGTACCATTTACCACCCACCAACTACCCTATTGTCTTCACCATGCTAATAGGCTCATAATAGGGTAGCCAATAACCATGAAAGAAGGACTAACTACGACCTCTTCCAGTGGTTAGCTATTAGCCTATTGGCAAATAGTCTTGAAGAATCATTTTTCTTTTTTCTTTTTTCCACAATAGTATATAGGTAACAGCTATTCGTTTATCATCATATCAAGATGATACTCAAGACCACAGTAAGGATTATTAATACTATAGTAAGGAATACCTAAACGGTGAGATAGAAAATCAGTAGCTTCACCCACGTTGTTAACATCTTCAAACTCAGTAGAAGGCACAAAACCAGCACACGTTGAATAATACTCATGATCCATTAGTAGGTAAATAGTTTGATCAGCAGTTTTACGCCATTTTTCATGATACTCAAGGTGTTCAGTTTTTATAACATCAAGCACCTCGGGACTTAATAATTTACGCATCTCTGGAGTTATAACTAACACCATACTAGCACCAGTCTCCTCACCATACTGCGCATACACTAAAGGTATATTACCACTAAAGTGTTCAGGACGGTTTTTAGTTTCGGTCATAAATTCAAGTAAGCCGTTGCTTACCGTTAAGTCTTCAGTACTGACCGTATAATACTGAAGCAGGCAAAACTCATTGTGATTTTCCCGTATAGCCTTTATAACTGGCTGGGCATATTCAACATAGTTTTTTAAGTTGTTCATAATTTTCTCCTTTATATTATTTATTAACTAAGGTAATTTTAACGTTGATCAATTACATGGTATAGGATAGTCAAAAGGTTTACGCCCTACCATCTTCTAGGTCATAGGTACTTTGAACGTACCTATAATCTTCCGCAAATAGTTCATGAGCCACGGCTTTAAGTTGAAGTTCACCGAACCTACCTTTAGTAACCGACCAGTGATGAGTCTGGTAACCACCGTTAACATAAGAATAAGTAAACCACTTAGGATCTTTAACGCTACCTTTATTGAAGTCATAATAGGTAATACTTATACGATGCTTATTACTACTACCCAGCAGTAATTCGTTAAGTTCTTTAGGGTATTTGATATTGAATAAGTACCCACTATTATCAGCCAAGGGGCGATCGTCAGGTTGACATTCTTCAAAATCTTCGGCTTTTACATTCTCGTTATTCATAATTGCTCCTTTATATTATTAACTAAGGTAATTTTAACGTTGATCAAAATGATGGTATAGCATAGTCAAACGTTCTTATTTTAATACAATAATCTTTTTATATATGACTCGCTACCATTATCAACTATTTTGTATTGATAGTTTTCGTCGTTCCAACTATGACCGCACCAAGCACCACCATTAGTTTCAGCATCATCATAAGTAGCATGGCTACTCACTAAACGCCAGTCCCAAAGTTCATCAAGAGGTTTTTCAAACACTCTGTACCTGAGTACTTTCTCATCGTAAAAATGATTGCCTTTTTGGTCTTCGTAGACGCCTTCTTCTATTTCTGTATATACGGGTGGTATGTCTTTTCCTGTTACTTTACTCATCTTTAGTCTCCCATTTAGATAAAAGCTTAAACATCTCATCTTCAAATGATTGGTACTCTTCATCCTCGGGTAACCAGTTACCATCTAAGTCTAATATCTTTAATACTTCATCTGCTAAATACTTAGCCAGTCGCCACCTAGCAATCTGCTCATCTAGTTTGGCGGTAGTGCGTATCTCAATTAAATTTTCTCTACTCATATCAAGCCCTCAACTAAGTCATCAACGCCTACTGAACCTGCTCCCCATAACTCTTTAGCTAGCATACAATAAATAGTAATCAGCCCTGGTTTATCGGTAAGGTCGGTGTATACTTCCTCGTCGGGTGAGTCAGCTTTATATATTAAGAATCTAGTAGCCTGATTGATCGACCAGTCTTGTAGTAATTCTTTATTAGTAGTTGGCCAGTAACGACCAGTAATAGTATTCATAATTATTCTCCTTTATATTATTAATTACTATAAATAGTATAGGGGGCATCAAATACATGGTATAGCATAGTCAAAAAGATAAAAAACTAGTTATAGAGTCGAGAAATAAGAGTAAAATGGTCCATAGAGCTACTTTAATAATTCTACGATCAGTACGATCCACTCTAAGTCCTTGTTATATTTATATAACCTATATTTTAAATAAGATGTTTATTAAGGTAAAGGAAGATCACAAGCCCAGCTTATGATTATATCAGAACTCAACATATTGAGTATGCTCATGTGACTTTTGACCTGTATCCATTTACCCTGCATATGTCCAACACCATAAGTCTTGTCCAAGAATTTAAGTATAAGATAACGATCTTCTAAATACCAAATCAGTAACATGTCTTCGGTTTTACCTTCATCAATCAGTAGGCTTTCGCCATGGTCGAGGTCTTGCAGTCTAGTTGCTAGTATACTTTTACTATCTTCTAAGTTCATAGTTCGTAATATCTACAGCGTTCAGCATTACTAGGGTCATCTTTTAATTTTTTGATAAGTATATCTAAATTTTTCTTTATTTCAGAAATCATAAAAGGTTTTTCATCTAACGGATGCTCAGGTAGTATCATTCCACCACTTTTTCTTGCTACGTATGCGATATTGTCTAAGGCTTCAAATAGTTTTTCGTTATCTTTCGTCATTAGGTAATCCAGGTAGTCGTCCTTGTAGTTGTCTGCTTTTTTCCCTTCTTGCCCGCATTGCTGCTGCTTTCATCATATTTTCCATACGTGCTGGTATAACAAAGATATCGTTACAACTACCACAACATCTACCTTCTGCATAAGGCTCAGCATTTTCACCTGAGTCCCAGTACACTTTACCCTCTGGGGTTTTTTTCTGTTCTATGCCATCTTTACAGATGACACACACTTTTGGTTTACTCATAATTATTCTCCTTATATTATTTATTAACTACATATAGTATTAACGGGATGGGACTGATGGTAAAGCATCGTCAACGTTATGTTTTTGAAGTTTTAACTCGTGATAACAACTTTCACAGACATCAATATCTGCATAAGAATTAGGTAATTGAGTTGTATACAAGGTGTACACTTTATTACCATTGGGACCAAAGAGTGTAGGCTCTACGAGAGTCCTACACTTTTTACATCTGATAACAGACACTACACAATCTCTAAAGTTTTAATTTTATTGATATCGTAGTTAAGGTCAGTAGCAGTATATAAACCACCAGCTAATGCCTCTTTTACTGTTTTACCATTAACCGACTTAACTCTTGCGTTATTGTCGTCGCTGGTTACTTTTTTACCCGTTGCTTTTAATTTAGCATCAGGGTGAAATTTACCGAACTTCACTTTGGGTGAAGCTTGAGCCTCTTTTACTTGGCTTTTCACCGAGTTTAGTTTTTTTGCTGTAGCTTTAGTCATAATATTTGCCCTCCTTTAAAGGTTAGTAGTTAAAGTTACATAGTAATAATACTAAGGATCAAAAGTAAAGTAAACCATAGTCAAAAGGTTTTTATTGAGGAGTGTTTGGTGTGGTGTCAGAGTCTATTTTTTTGGAGCCCTTCACGAAGCACCCTGACACCTAATCCACCACCAAACAAGCAGATTTAATAACCTCCGTGAAGAGAAAAGGTGTGGCATTGGCTCAATAAAATACTGAGCACTAGCCACATGTAAGTTTCCTAGATTAACCGTTTTTATGAAATCTTGAGGTTAAAAACACTCAAGAAAGGGCTATAAGCTCTGGTATCACACACATCTAGGTCGATTTCGCCGTTACTTACTGAACAGCTGTTTTTGGTCACTTATATCCCCCAAACTTAAAATGAAGTTCTAGGTGAAAATATTTTTACTAATTGATTATATCGTTTATTAGGTAGGTGCCTTAAATGCTCTGGTCTGTCGCGACTATCTAAATAGTTCCTAACCCCACAGTTTTCACACTCTACAATATTATCTAATGTACCTTCAGCATTTATCTTAATACTATTGCGCCAATCGTGTTTACAAGAATCATCCATTAGTACGCTCCTTATCACTACGTATAAGATCATGCATTTCTATATGTGCTTCTACACACATTTTAATTTGTATAAAAGCTCCGTAGTTAGCTAAACTGCCTTCTATGTCTTCAGAGTTGTTCATACTAGCACTCATTACTTTATTAATAGTAGCTAGTGATTTTTCTAGCGACTTACGTATTTCTTCATTCATATATATCTCCTATATATTATTAATTACTAAGTAAACTATAACTTTGATCCGTTACTGGGTATAGCATGGTCAAAATCTTTTATATTAAGCTCAAAATGGTCAATTTGTCTAGCGAATAACTCAGTAGTAGGTGGGTCAGGATAATTGTAAGCGTCGTTAGTAAAGCTTTCTTCTAGTGTTACTTTCCTTACTATGCCTTCACTTAACCCTTGATTAGCTCGATCAACTGCGTCATTTAATGACGTAGCTTTGACAGGGTACATCTCTACGTGTATAGTAGTCAGTGGTACGTAGTATGTCTTCAGGTTTGGGTTGTCACTTACTAGTTTTAATTTAATTTTATTTCTCATATTGAATCGGGGAATGGTTTCTTATATTATTTAGTTACTAACTATATTAAACCTTACATCTTTATCATAGTAAAGTTTAGTCATACGCACCAAGTAACCAAAATACCAATAAGTATCTATCACCTTTACCAACTTTTAATCCACGGTGCATGTGTGTAAAACTAGGGAAAAATAAAGCATGACCTCTTGATAAGGGGGGTACAACGCCTCTGCCATGAAACTCAGTTCCTCCGCCTTCATAGTCGCCAGTATTTAAAGGCACAACTACGCTTATATCAGCACTAGCGTCGTGATGCCACTCTCCCTGCTCTCTTTTAGCTAAGTTATAGTTGGCTAACTGTATTGAATTTATTTTTAAACTGTAACGTTGCCACACTGCGGTAAACAAAGGGTTCATGTGGTTTAATACCACGCTGTGTAGATTTTCAGATAACTGAGGTATATTATCCTGTAGCGTAACTTCAGGTATTTGACGTAGCTCGTCTTCGTCAGAGTTTTCCTGAAATCCAAGATAATTTTCTATGTTTTTTATTTCATCAAGCATAATATCACAAAACTGTTCCGTAAACAGAGGCACTGAGTAAACGTCGGGTAGTTCTTCTTTTATATATTCTTGTAAAGGTATATTTAATTCTTGAGTACCATCACTCTCGTGAAACTCAATGAGTTCTTTTTCAGAGTCTTTTAGTAACGCTAGTGTAGTTTTATCTATCATCCAATCAGATTGAATCGCTAACATAGTATTTTTAATTCTATAGGGTTTAGATCTATCCATTATTTTTTCCTTACTTTCCCTGAAAGTTTATTATCTTTTCTTTTTAGTGACCACTCAAGAAACCTATCAGTTAAACTACTGATATTAGGTTCTTTTTTAAATATTTTATCCCAGTTACTATCTACTTTCTTAGTATCCTCAGGACGTCTTTTACTCCCCTTGCTCATCTTCTACTTCTCCTTCTATAATTTTACCAGCTGGCAGAATACCATCTGTGTCGTAATATAATTGTTGCATACGTTCAAGAACTTCATCTTTTGACATAGTGTCAACTCTGTTAACTGTTAACTCACTACGAGTAACGTAAAGTCCTGCTGCTTTACCTCTAGCAACTTCCGCAGTAACCGCAGCAGACCAAGCACCATTACGGATAGCACCTTCTCTTATGTCTCGTAAATCAGTGAGATGGGTTGACAAGTCAAGTGAGACTTTCTTTGCTGCTCTCTCTTGTAGGGATAATATTCTTTGTTTTACTAAAGGGTTAGCTTCCGAGTCTAACAAGTATCCCGCACGTGTAGCATTTTTCTCACTATACCCTGCGTCAACTGCAGCATCTTTTTTCTTCATCCCTTTAGCTACGTTCTGAGCATATTTTTCCTGTTTCGGGGTTAATTTTGTTTTTCCTTTTGTCATCATGTTTCCTGTTATAATATTTCTGTCTTTCCAGAAATTCTTTATATTTTTCTGGGTCGTCTTCTTTCATTTTGTTGTAATTCCAGCTACTGTAAGATTTGCCGTGTTTTTCAGTAAAAGATTTATTAAACTCAACAAAACCATCAAGCACAATTCTATGTTCGTAGTCACTTCTAGCTATTTTTTGATACTCGTGATCTTGTAATGCTATATCAAATATATCTTGGTCTATAGAGTAGTCATCAAGAGTGCCAAAGCTCATACTTGCACCACCCAAAATCTCGTGCTGTTTAATAGAACTGACTCCACTCATTGCTCCTGGTCCACCAGTGTCATTAAAAACATTTTTGTACAGTTTTTGATTTCTTTTTGAGTTATTTCTTCTTGTACAACGTTCGCTACAGTAAATACTTTTTTCTCGACGTTGTTTTACACATTTAGCATAGGCACAAAGCATTAGATCAAGACTGTCTCCATATTCTAAGTATAAAGGGGACTTCTTCTTTATACGTTCTAGTGACCATAACCCTGTTGTTTCGTATACCATAATTACTCGCAGCTACACGTACTTTTGCTGCTTCTTTATTATTCTTAAACTCAACATCCATGTGATCACCTATTTTTAATTTATAGAAATGATACTTCTGATTGGCAGTTTCTGATCTATCAGGTATGGGTATTTGATGTGTAATCATCTGTTATTTCTAAATTTGTTATCGCACATGATAGATCCACCTTTCCAAAAATACGCATTTTGATTTGCAGCATCATCTGGTCTTTTAAACACGTAGATAGTATCTGGGTTATATCTTTGGTCTACCAAATTACAAGCCCCCTCAACTTCTTTCTCGTCAAAACAGATAATTTCTTCTCGATGATCAAGGGAAGCAGAGCCGTGACTCACTACCCAGTGTTCTTTATTTTCAATCATATTTAACTCCTTTATATATAGTATATATAATATATATATTCAGTAGGCTGGTAAAGGAAGTTCAAAAAATATTTAAAGGGTCGAGACGGTTTGATTTTTATAATAAGGCGTTAGTATTAAACCTATAAATCAAAGGCTTAAAACGGCTCACATTAAGCTTAAACTACGTAGAATAATAAGGTACTTTACGTACCCTAAGAAAACGAAAAGTACTCTCTCCACTGATGTTTTGCGAAGCTTTGAAGATAGATTTACTGATCTGATTTTTGTGTTCGTCTAGCCAATCTGGTAAATAAAAACCAGAGACTGTAGAACTTTCTTGGAAATTTATTTCAATCTCAAAACGTGTTGCTTCTGGAACATTTTGATTAGGATCATAGTAGACTACTTCAGCTACTGAAACAAATTTATTTATATTTTTTCTTGCCATCTATTAGTCGGTATGCTTTGATATAACCTAGCTTGATATCATATTTTATATCGTTAATGTTTAAGTCGCTTAACTCTAGTATCAATTCTATTGAGAGTTTACCTTTATTAGAGTCTATGTAATTTGATAACCTGTTTTTTATTTTTTGACTCAAAGGTTTTTTATCGGTAAGTTCTATTGTCCAGTCAGTTTCCCAAGGGTCACGACCACGGACAGTTTTACAATGGTTATTAGGTTTAGGTATATCTAATGTCTGTGTTTTATATAAGTTTTTCATATCTTCCTCAGTTAATTTTTTAGCTTTCTTCATCAACAATTTATACAGATCAAACTGCCCACATTTTGCAGTTTTGAACTGTCTAGTTTTACCAGAGTAGAATTTATACCACCTTTCTGCTTGAACTATTCCTAACGACGGAGACATTTTCATAGGATCGCCTATGTAAACACCACCACCTTTTACTTTATGCATTTCAACCATATCAAACTTCACTACCCGACTAGGAAAGTCAGGTAGGAAGTATACGAAATTTATATCGTATGCTGGGTGCATTATGCAGACTTAGCGTAGTCTATAGCTGTGGTCATGGCTCTAGTTTTTAAACTAGCCCTAGCCCCAAACCAAGCGTTATGCATTGCTGCGTCACGGTCATGTCCCCATTTATGGTCAACCACAAAGGTAACTGCATTCATAGCTCCCCACCAAGTACCAGCACTACTTTTTAAGTTGGCTCCTGGCTGTTGCTCTAACGCTTCATATACCTTACTAGGTGCACGTTGAAACTCATCTAACATAGTAGCACGGGCTAAGTATGTTTTTTCGTTACTACTTTGCTCTAGTAATTTTTGTTGCATAGCTAACTTAGGTTGCATAAGGTCAGCTATATAGGAGACCACAGTATCTTTAGTATACTTTTTACTACATAAAAACTCTGCAGCTTCTCTATACTCTTTCATGCGGTTACTCGCTAAACCTAATGCTTGCTCTGCAGTCACTATAAGGTCTGCATCAAAAGCTTTAGTATGAGGCATTTTAAAGTGTGGCTGAGTTTTATCAGACAACGCCATACTAAGCGTATTATTACATACTACCCGTATAGGTGTGAATCTAATTTCATTAGACTTACCCCACTCGTGACTAACTGACACAAGTAAGTTACCTAATACCCTATCGTCTCCTGGTAACGTAAAGCTTTCATCAACTTTAGCCATACCCCATATTTGACGACCGTCTTTTAAAGAGCCTGCAGTTTCCATAGTCATGTTACCAGCGTCGGTAAACTTTTTGAAAAACGTAAAAGCGTCTTTATTTTGGGTGGGTATAAATCTTGGTCCACATGGTCCAAAGACTGTGTTATCACTATCACGTACTAATAGTGAGTGGTTAGGTGCCATGATTAAGTCTTCAGACTTATCAGGGTCGGCGTTATCATAAGTAAATATTTCACGTTTACTCACTGTCCAATCAAGACCAGCTTCTAATAACATTTCTTCAGGTGTCAAGTTACTATCAACTTTAACACCTAGCCCATGCCAGGGAACTTCCCCTGCATAAGCCATAGTTTCAACGGCTGCTGCCATAATATACCTCCTTAAAGGTTGTTTTGTTAGCCTGTATTAGCTAACTA